GTCTTGCCACAAAGGGCCGACGCACTCCACGTATTCTTGAGGCGACTTTTCAGTGACCGTTGAAATAACGGGGTCGCCTCTCATCAGACCTTGCGGACTAGCGCAGCCAGCTAAAAAGCCCGCGCCAACAACCACCAGTAACTTCTTCCTCATTGGCTCTCTCCGTACCAACTCGCCTGCCTTCGTGATCAACTTCGACAATATCGCCGCATCCTTCGCAGAGCATTGTTGCTGTCTCCCCGCGCTTACAAAGCCCGCCTGCGTATTTTGCAGTCTCGGGGCCTAGATAGCGAATCGAGCAATCTAAGCAATATTCAGCCACGACAAATTCCCCGTTGAGTCACCCCAACAGGGAACGTAGCGCAATAGGTTAAGTTTGGCTAGGGGCTTACCGCGCCGACAGCACGTTTTGAATATGCGCCAGCTTCTCTGATAGATGACGGCCCTTGATACCGCGCAGCTCGCAAAGGTGTATCAGGGCTTTGAACTCCTCTTGCGCGTTAGCAATGCTGGCTATTTGAAGCGTGGCGCCGGTGCGGGCGGCTTCGCTAAGCTGCGCCAGCAGGCGGCGAAGATCTGAATGGTACCCGGCATCCATCCCCACCAGTTGATGCTCTTTCCATTTATCCCATTGCTGGGCTAGCGGGTAATCGATCACGGCGGCGGCAGGTGCTGGCAGCGTTTGCCGAGCGAGGTAATCGCCTTCGATGATCTTGTGGGTTTCGCGTTCGATGCTGTCTTGCACGAACATCATGGCGCGGTCGATCTGTTCCTGGCTGGCTTCTTCAATCGTGCTCACGCCCAGGTAGCCATTCACCAGCTTCCACATGCCTGCATAGTCGGCGGCTTCGCCTTGGGCGCTGCGCAGGTTAGCGAGAGTGCGAACGGCTCGGTTGAGCGGCTTGCGGTCTTCCACGCTGGTAGGTGCGCGGCCTAGCTTCTCCGCCATCCAGTTGAAGGCGTTGATGTAGGCGACTTTTATCTGCGCAGCCTTATGACCGGTGAAGCCCATCACAAGAAACATGAAACCGTCTTTATCCATTTCTACTACGCGGGATTCACGCTTGGCACCTTGGCCTAAAGTGACGGTTTGAACATCAGCCCAAAAATGGGCTGATGTAAATTCCTTATGGCAATCAAGCTCATCAATCTTGCGAAGCACGTGCGTATGGCGTTTACCAAACGCTTCTGCAACTTTCAGTGAGGTGGTACGCAAGGCACCCTGAACCGACTTGATGAAGTCTTCAGGGCTATTTGAAATCTGGGTAGTAGTAATCGCTGTCATGGTGAGACTCCTTTTGCTTGGCAAAGAGTCCGCCACCAACCTTCCTACAGAATGGAGGCGAACCGTACGCGGGGTAGGAAGACCGGAGCAAAAGGTAACCCGGCACACCCGAAGGTGTCCCACGCACGGCCCGCCATAACGGGCACAAAAAAAGCGCCTTTGGGCGCTGTGCGCCTTTTGCTTCGTCGGGTTCCTACGCCCGAGCCACTGATTTTGCAGCGGCAAGGGAATGTTGGCCCAACTCGGCGCAGGCGTCAAGCTGCCTGTTCATTATGGCGGCGTTGCGGGTGCTTCCCAAGGGGTGCGGTGGGCCTGTTTGGGTTTACAGTAGCCCGTTGGGTGCTACCGCCGCGATGAGCTGCGCCAATGACCAGATGATGACTGCCGTGGTCACTCCCCACCCCAAACGCCGTGCGTGCTTGCTTTCTGTCATTTTGTGAAAGGCCTCCACAAACCTGCTAAGATGTTCCATACATCATCTCCATGCTTCTCCATGGGGAGCTGATTAGAAACCCCGCTGAGTTTGCCCCTCAGCGGGGTTTCGTCGTTTTTGGGTATAAAAAAGCCCCGGCGAATGCCAGGGCTCATTATGTTGCCGATACGTTATTTTGATGGAGCCGCTACGGTGCCCTTAAGGGCGTGCTCAGTGACTATTGCAAAAATAATTTCTTAATTTTGATTGGTCTGCATGCAGCCCAGTGGGCACAAAAAACCCCGCCGGGGCAGGGTTAGTCGTTCAAGGTAGAAGTATCAAATTCTCTCAACCAATATGCCAAGAGACTAGCTACCTCATCCTCACTATAGTCATGCATCGCCACACCCTCCCAAAGCACAACTATATCCTGATCTGGCATAGTCAGTTCGTAGCCATTCAGAAGAAGGAAACGATACACTGCATCCGCTGCGGTGCGCTTGTTGGCGTTCAAGAATGGATGATTTTGTACGATCCCAAATCCTAAGACACTCGCCAACATCGCTAGATCTTCAGTCTGAGTGTAGTAGCGGTGCATACATGGCTTTTGTTGTGCGCTTTCAAGGCCACCCTGATCGCGTATACCAAAAGGCTCACCTGGGGTGAGCCTTAGCATTTCTTTGTTGATCTGTATTAGCTCTGGAACAACAATGTAACGGATACCGTCACTATCTGAACCACAGTTGCTCATACAGCCTATACCTTAGCTAGCTCGCGATAGGCGTTCTCGTACCGCTCCATTGACATTTTGCCAGCTTTTTCGAATTGAGCCTGATGATCCCCAAGGCACGGACGTGCTTTGACGCGCTCACCTTCCTTGCGCGCAGGAATGATAAGGCGTTCTTGTTTAAGCAGTGCTGACATGGTGACCTCCAAAATACATACCTATCTGACAAAAAAGCCCCTAACGAGTTCGCTAGGGGTGTTCAGATGATGCGTTAAGCGTACGCGGAGGTGTAAAATAATTCAACTGATAGTTGACAGTTTGAAGGCAAAGGGTCGCGGAATTTTCGTTTCACATCACGGCGTGAATCAGTCCTGCAACGCTTGGGTTTACAGGGGTAGCGTTAGCTGCATCCGGTCACGCCAGTAGCGCTCATTGGCTTCTAGCGGCTCTTTGCGCCAGCGCCATGCGGCAAGGCCGCGACCTTCTTGGCTGGCCTGCTCCCGCCGATCATCCAGTGCTTGCCGCGCCTGCTCCCATTGCTGCCTGGCGTACTCGCCGCCCTTGGCGATGGTATCGAGAATATCCAGCACCCAGCGGCGGAAGGCTTTGGCCTTTTTGGTACGAGCGAACATAGCAAGCAAGTGAGCGCCGCGCAGAGAGAAGATGCGTGTTGTTTTGCGCTGGCCATGCTGGTCGGTCAATTTGACCGTGCAGGTCATTGTGTCAGAGAACTCGTCTTTATTACGGGCATAGATGCGACTTATTGCGCTTTCATCCCTGTACCCCAAGGCGTGAGCAATTTGCACCCCCCTTGCCCACACTTCGCCATCACGAGTAATCAACTCAATTTCGGTGCCTTCAAATACCATCGGTTTCATTTTTCGTTTCCTCAGGAGAAAGAGCCCGTCGCACAGAGACAGCGGCCCCAGAGCTAACCGCGCTCACCGGGCCCTTACTGCTGAGGACTCTGGTTGGTTGCGCCGTGCGAGGCGCATAAAAAAGCCCCGGCGGTTGCCAGGGCATTGTTGGTTGCTGCCAGAGGTGCAGCGAATTGAAGTCGGTAAAGATCGTTACGCCACAAACGCCCCATCCTCTCCGGGCAGGCGCCGCACGTTCGTAAGTTCCATGGCCTTGAGACGCTGCTGGTGTTCAAACTGGTAAACCAACTCAACACGCGCTTCGATAGCCTGGGCGAGTTGCTGCTGTTGCTTGGTTTCCTGATCGGCCATGCGGTGCTGCTCGTTGAGCGTATCCAGCGCGCCCGTTTCGATGTGCTGGATCTGCGCCAGCAAGGCGTCTTGCTCCTCATGGTTCAACCGTGCAAATTTGGGGTGGCCGTACAGGGTGGTGTAATCGATGCCCTGGTGATGTACGCCGCCCATCCCAGCAATCACGCGCCACTGTGTGCGTAGTGCGTTGAACAGCTCTAGCGCTGGCCAGTGTTCTTCCCACACCCCAAACGTTTCGGGCGCGGCAGCGCGGGGCTTTTTGCGCTTGATGCCCCACGCTTTGGCGTCTTCTTCGGTGTGGTCTTTAATCGACCGGGCACCCGCCCACCACCGGCCAGCGCCGCTTAGTTTTTTGCAGCGGCCTGGCTGCGGCCTTCTTGGGCGGCGAACCAGCTCAGAATCAGCGGGCGGCGAATGTAGGTGGTTTGCATTAGCTGCTCTACCAACTCCTTGCTAAACGGCATGTCCTTGCCATTTTCGTCCTTGATGCCGGTGACGTTTTCAAGATCGTCTAACAGCTCTTCGTCGTTTTTCTTGCCTTCCTGCTGGGCTTCAACCGTTGCGCGATAGGTGTCCCAGTCGTGCAGTTTCCAGGTGGCTTGAATGGTAGCGGCCTTCTCTTCGCCCGGTACGTGAACGGGTACATCAACGGTGGTGGTGGGGATCTTTTTCAGCACTAGTGACATGGTGTTTTCCTTGATGAGGGTAGGCGTAAATAAACACGCCGCCTCAGCGGGCGGCGTGGTGTGGCGGGCTGTTGGTTTAGGTGAAGACGTATTTCACGTCGTCGTCGTTGCTGCCGGTGGGCAGGTAACGGATCTCCATGCCGTAGTGCATGATGCCTTGGTTGTCGCTGGGCGTGATGTTCGCCGCCTGCGCCTGAAGCCCTTCGGCTTTGATGATGTTGCCGGGAGCTGTGCCGTGGGTCAGTGTGACTTCACCCAGGGTTACCAGCTGGTGACTTTCAACTTTCTCGAAGGCGTTGAAGTCGGCCAGCGCGGGGGCTTCGATGGTGATGTTGCCCGTTACGCGGCGGTCGGTAATGTGCACGCCTTCATAGCCTGCCAAGTTGCGGTACTCGACCTGATTGCCTGCGTTTTGGCTAAACGCCTGCAGGCGGGCTGGGTAGCCGAACAGGGTGAACGTGCTGTTCTGTTTGTTGATCGGCACTTCTCCGGCAATCGTGCTTTCTGCGCCCTGAACGCTGGGGGCGTTTTCCGGGCGGCTGTACAGGCCCGTGAGGTTGAACTGCCAGTACGGTAGGCTTTGGGCATCCGCGCCGATTTCGTAGGTGCCGCGTGCGCCGCGAATCTCCTGCACTTGGCCGTCTTCGTACCACCAGATCGTGACGCTATCCATGTTTTGCGACACAGGTTCGTAGGTCACTGACGTGGCGTCGGTGGTTTCAGACAGCCCGCACGCCCGTAGCAGCGGCGAGTACGCGGGCGCTTCGCCGACGGTACCTGAACCGGAAAACGGCACGCGAATTTGACGCTCGACGTTGGGGCCGGTGTTGATCTGTTCAAACCCACCAAACCCGTAGCGCATGCGCTCACGCTCGACGGTGTTGCCCGCGTAGGGGTTGCCAGCGTCCAGCATCACCACTTCAAGAATCGTGGCGGTAGCGGGATCGGGTGCTACGCCGTACTCGGTTTCTACTGCCACCACGGCTAGGCGGCGGCGCCATTGTTTACTCATCGGTCATTACCTCTTGCTTGGCCGCTGCCTTAGCGGGCTTGGGTGCGGCGGTGTCGGTTTTCACCGGCGCTGCTGCGGGCTTTGTGTCTGCCGCCTTGGCGGGCTTTGCGGGCGTGGGCTTGGTGTTGTGCACTAGCTCGCGCTTGCCGTTACGGATGACGTAGCGGCCTCCTGCATTGGGCATGGGGGTTCCCTCCAGGCATTAAAAAACCCGCACGCGGCGGGGTTTGTGGGGTGGTTGGGTATGGCTAGTCACGCAGCCAGGTGTCAGTCGTCCAGAACTCGCGCCACCAGATCAATTCACCGCGTATATCGGTGGTTTGCCCGCCTCGGTACTGCATGGGGTTGTGCTGAGGGCTAAAGCCGTGCCCCATCAGCGCTTCGCGCAATGCTTGCCGCTGGGCTTTGAACTGGTCACGTTTGCACACCAGCCAAATGCCGTAGGTCAGCCGTACTTCCTGTACTGGGCGCGTGGTCTGGGCATCGCCTTTGGCGGCATCCTCCGCAAAATAGGCCAGCGCGGCGGGGGTTTGGGCTTCGAAGTTGTCGATGGGGTCGGCAAACCACGCTTCTTGTACGGTGGCCATGCCTGGGCATTTGTCGCGCAAACGCGCCAGCAGGTCGTCGATAATGTCCGGGTCGGTCATGTCAGGCCTGCTTTGCGGTTGAGGATGTAGTTCAGTCGGTCGTTAAACTGCTGGGGTAGGTCTTTACGCACTAGGTCTTGCGCCGCTTCAATCACTTGCGGGTTGTCCACCATTTCGGGAATGGATGGGCCAAAGCGCATGATGGGCTGGCTTTGCGTATCCCCTTTATCTTTACGCCGCAGGATATGGCCTTTAGCCAACCAGCCGCCTTGTACTAACTGACGACCTTTGTCTTTCCGAACCCTTACGCTCACACCCCGGCGGCGGGCCATGCTGCCCTTGCGTGGGCCGCTTTGAACGCGGCGTTTGGGATTCACAGACACCCAACGCTCAGAGGGTTTGAACTGAACCAGCGGCAAACGTCGGCCCGTATAGAGAATCGCGCGGTCAACATCGCGGCGGTAGCGTTCAATACGCAGGCGCTTACGAATATCGCCCGCGCTCACGGTGTAGCGTTTTCGTGTCTCTTTGCTGATCTCTGTTGCGGCTTTTCGCGCGGTGGCGTTCACTGCCCAGCTCAGCGCTTTTTCTACGTCTTTGGGGTCGAACTGCTGTTTCAGCTCCTGCAGTTCACGAACATCAAACTGTAGGTTGGGCATAACGGTCTCCCCTCACGATACCCACAGGCGACGCCAATAACCGTCGTCTTCCAGGGTTTGTTGTACCGTCCACGTTCGATTACTCAGCGCTATCGTGTCGCCCTGCCCTGAACTCGGCACCCGCTCAACCGGCACCAAGATCGTCGCAACGCGCATGGCCACTTGGTCTTGGTCGTACACTTCGTGGCTTAAATCCAGCTGGTAAGGGATCTCAACCAAGGCTGCACCGCCCTTTGGCTGGTAAGTGCAAAGGCCATCGGTGAGGTGGTTAACAACCGCCTCATTGAGGCGGTTGAGGTGGTCGCCGAAGCTCATGATTAGCTGGCCGTGTTAGCAAACAGCTTGATGTTAACTTTCGGCCGGGTGCACAGGTGAGCGGGGTTGGATTGCGCTTCCAGCTCTACCCCCTTGTTATGATCCAGTACTTTGGAAGAGCTGTAGAACGGCAGACCCAGGGTATTAACGGTATCCATGTAATCACCCGGCGCGAAGCGGGTAATGAATAGATCCATTACGCCCTCAGGTGAGGCGTAGGCTTCATTGTCTGCGATCTTGACCTTGCCGCCACCGCGATAACGCTCCCAGAAAATGCCGCCGAACATGAAGGCGTCGCGCGGGTCTGCACGCAGGCGGGCACCGGACTCCCAGCGTTCGTAAGCTTCTTTCACCAGCTTATGGCTAATGAACTTGCGCCAGAAGGTTTTGCCACAACGCACGGTAATGACGGTGTAGCTTAGTCCGCCTAGCGCTTCCTCGGTCTTTTCGTGGATGTCGAGGCAGAGGCCTTGAATATCTGTGGTGGCGGTGTCCAGCTTCATCTCGACCGTTTGCTGGGTCATGTCGAAGGCGCTGAACAGGTCATAGATGACACTTGTGCCGTCTGAGTCCAGCACTTTGCCCATGATGGCGCCCAAGCGGTGGTATTCGTGGGTCATATCGATTCGACCCGCCATCTTGGCTAGGCGCTGGTTAACCTTGGTTTGCACCGCCTCCATGGTGTCTTCGCTGTTAAAAGCGCGCACATTCTGCACTTCGTCCGCCAGTACGGTGGCGGTGGTCGGTAGATGAGCGGCCGTGAAGGTGACGCCGGTGCGCTTACTGCCACCCACCGGCGTGCCTGGGGCACCACGCGGCCTAGCTTCCACCAGGCCTAAGGTGTCGCCGTCTTTCTCGATCACCATGTGGGTAGAGCTAATACCCTGGCCTTCGAACAAGCCGGCATCGCCGATCTGACTGGGCACGTACTGCACTTCATTGATGGCGGCGGTCAGGCTGGCCATGGTGAAGATGTCAGATTCAAAGATGTTCATAAATCGGTTCCTTTCCTTTTGCTAAGAAGGTGTGCCGGCGCGCGGCAGCTGGGTTATCCAACATCAGTCGCGGACGATAATGCCGCGCCCGATAAGGCCATTAACGCCTGCTTCAACTTGCACCTCAGTGGCGGCCGCTGGCCATGTCAGGGCTTCGCCGTGCACTTCGCAGGCGCGTACATGCACCACGCACGGCTGCTTGGCATCCGTGGCATCTGTGGCGGCGTACAGCACTACCTTGGGGGCCTCGGTGCCGTCGGTGGCGGCTAGGTCAACGGCCACGTATTCGGCATCGCCGTTTAGCGCTAGCACGGCGCCGGCGGGCAACTTGCCAGCCGCTAATACGCCTTCTTCACGCGAGCGTGCGCCGTTGGCTTCGGAAAGCACGTGTTCGCCGGTGTGGCGGGGCTCAACAAACTTCTTGGTCGCCATGTCAGTCTCCTGGTTGGCTAGGTATCGACGCGGCTACGCGCGCGCCTTGCGGTTGTAGCGGTTATAGATCTTGGTGTGATCAATACCCGCCTTGTGCCCGCCTTCGGGCGAATGACTGTTATGAATGCTGAAGCGGTTGCCGTGGGCGGCAGCTACGTCGTAGATGTATTCGCTGGCCTGCTTATCATCCATGCCGTTAGCAATCAGCTTTTCCATCAGCTGCGCTTGGCCAGTGGTTTGGCAGGCTTTGACGATCCCCCTCTCCC